GATCAGGTCAACGTATGCGACACTCATGTCGAGGTTCGCACTCACGGCGTGACTGTGAGAGCCACCAGTGAAGCCGTGCGTGTGGCCCTCGTTGTTGCCCTGCTGGCTCGAGAGCCCCAGGTTGGCGTCGCCGGTGATGCCGCCCAGCGTGTAGTTGTTGTTGTTGTTCGAGTCCCTCGCGCTGTCCAGGTAGCTGCTGCCGGAGAGGCTAGCCTGTGAGCCCTGATTGGACACGACCAAGTGCCGGTGGGCCGGCATCTGGCCCGCCGTGAGCACGGTGGCCTGCACCGACCCCGTCGTCTCCCGCGCATCCGTCGAGCCGTCGACGACGCGGTTCGCAAAGGCGGCCGAGAAGCCAATGGTGCCGCCCGCGCTCGCGTTACCGCTGACGACGCGCAGCGCCTTATCGTTCTGGCTCGTGTCCTTCGTCCATCCGACGGGGGCCGAGGTCTGCTGGAATAGCATGCGCGTCCCGGCGGGGATGCCGCCGGTGATAGCTCCGTTGACAGTCAGATTTCCGTTCACGACCTGGTCGCCGGTGAAAGAGTTCGGGCCCAGGCTGGCCGCGCCCAGGTTCGCACGCGCCTGCTCGGCCGTCGTGCCCCCCGTGCCGCCGTTCGCCACCTTCAGGGCGGGGCCGGCCGCGAAGAGCTGGTCGACCTTGTCCCAGTTGCTGTTCGTCTTGTCGCCCCACGTGTCGCGGCTGCTGCCCACGTCGGGCTTCACCAGGGAGAGAAACGTCGTGATCAAGTCAGCCATTATTACCACCCGCTAGGTTCAATTGGGATCCAGTCAGTACATTCGTTTTCGGGCGGTTCTATGGGAGCCCAGCCCGTGACGCTTGCCAGCGCGTCGAGGTAGTCGGCGCCCTGCATTGCGTCGAGCCGGCCACGGATCAGCACACGGCCGAACGCTTCCAGGTAGTCGGCGCCCTGCACGACATCGAGGCCGTTGAGCGCGCACTTGACCTGGTAGGCGGAGCGCTGGAAGGCCTTACACTGGAAGCCGGCGAGCATCTATTTCACTTCCTCGAAATGGAGCGCGCGGCCACGGTCAAAATGTCGCGCACATAGTTCAGGTCAGTCGGTGCAACCTTCCAACCGACCGTAATCTGGCCGATGAACTGGTTGCCTTGCATGAGGGACTGCGGGTTCAACTCGTACTGTGCAAAGGTCTTGGCAAAGTCGAAGGCACTCGCAAGGATGTCGGGAAGGCCCGAGTTCTGGGTAGACGAAGGGCGCGGTGCTCCAGCCATTTACTTCTCCATCCGCCCGCGCCCTGCGAAGGCCAGAGCGGCTGCAAGAGCCGCCGACATGAGTTCAGCCATCTTGCCGTCAGCCTTGCACTGGCCGCTGCCTGTGATTATTTCGCCCGCGTAGAACACACAGGCGCCCGTGATTGAAAGCCCCACAACAAGTTGGGAGACGATCACGACTGCGATCAGGAAAAACGCAGCCTTCTCCATGTTGAAGGGCTCGTTGCTCACTAGACGTTGCCCTTATTGACAAGGGCGTCAGCCAGCCTGTTCACATCGGCCATGAAGGCTTCAAAGTCCTCAAGGGAGATGACGGTGACGGGAGTTTCCGGCTCCGGGGTCGGCTCCGGTGCGGGAGCTTCGGGCGCAGCTTCGACATAGGCGGCGTTGAATGCCTCCAAGAACTTGCGGTGATACCCGGCAACTGTCTCCGCGCGGTCAGTGCCATTGATGATGCGGCGCGCATTCACGGGATCGTCCACGGTGGCCGTGAAGTAGGTGCTGAGACGCTTCGACGTGAAGTCGCCGTCCCGCATGCCCGCGTACATGACTTCTGCCGCGATGGCGGGCTCAAGGGCGCGTTCCTTGTTGGAGCCCAGCATGTCGATGCCGAGCTTCTTGCCCATCTTGTCGTAGTTTGCTTCCCACGTAAGCTGCACGTAGCCGCGCCCGTAGTAGGGATAGTAGTCCTTGCTCTGGAGGTAGCTCTGGGAGCCGTACTCGCTGATCGGCTGCATCGTGTAGGCCGTCTCATGGAAGGCGGTGGCGAAGCAGTAGGAAATCCAGCGCAGGTCGGGCCAATACTTCTCGTACTTGGCCTCGTAGGCGTCCAGCATGTAGGCCATGCCATCTACCTGCTTCTGCGAGAGCGACCCGCCGAAGGGATTGGCGCGCACCCTGTTGAAGAAGATTTCGCGGTTAATCATGGCTCACCTCAGTTGGAAACTTTGATTGCGGTGCGCGCGGCGAACCACTCGCGGATGCGGCGGCTCTCGGCGGGGGTGTAGAGCTTCTTGTGCTTGATCCCGAGGGCCTTGGAGGCCACGCCCATCCAGCAGGCGGGCGTGCGGTCCTTCCACTCGACGCCAAGACCATGCTTGATCTTCGCGTTGCGGACCTTGAGGAACACCGCCGCGTAGGCCGGATTGTACCAGTACAGGGCGACGATGGGCGGCACGCAATGCGGCGTAGCCTTGGAGTAAAGCCCCGTGTGAGTGGCAGAAGCCGGGACGGACGAGAGCATGACTGCGCCAGCAACAGCGGCGATGAGCTTCTTCATGTTACTTCTTCCTCTTGTTGTTCATGTTGGGGGTTACGGCGTGAAGTACCATTTGGTGTAAGAGCCGACCGTTAGCGACAGGTCGGTCGTCATCGGGATGATGTAGCCGTTCAGGCCAGCGTCAGTATTTGGAGCAGGAATAAACTCTGACTTCGCCACGCGCTGCACAAGAGCGTTCGTGCTCGTGTACCACTCGACAAAGGCAACCCGCTGCGCCACCGGGTCCGTGAAGAGGTCGGTGCCGCCGTAGTCCGTCCACCACGGCCTCACGTCAGAGTTTGGCTCTGAGGGATGCAGTCCCTCCCCGCCGCCCGATTGGAACCAAACCCAACCACCACTGACACCATTAGGATCGCCGGGTTCCGACCCCGGCCACATGGGGTATCCGGGGAAGCCGCCAGCGGCATTGTAGGCAAGGCTGTCAAGGATGATGTAATTGATGGGCGGCGGGCCTTCCGGCCAGAACTTCTTCCAGACGCCGCCGTCCTTCACCCACGCTTCCTTCACGTCCTTGTAGACGCCCCCGGCTTTCACACCGAAGGAGGTTGCCGCCTTGAACACGCCACCGCTTTTCTGGAAGACCGCCATTACAGCACCTTGTACCAAACGGTCCCTTCGACGCCCTGCGCGGGGTCGGGGTCAGCAGTCGAAACAATGCCGAGAGGGGCCTTGCTGTCGAGCGAGGTCTGGAGGCTCGTCACGTCAGCAATGGTGTGCGTGTGAGCCGTGGGAGCTTTGCCGTCGAGCGCGGCCTGTAGCGAAGTCACGTCAGCGATGACATGAGTATGCACAGTAGGAGCAGCGCCAACATCAACCGCGTTGAGAACAACATTGCCTGTCTTGCCGTTCACACTATCAACCGGAAAGTCCACGGGGCCAGTGCCACCGCCGCCGCCGCCGCCAGCACCGCCCTGCGCGACCCATGCCGTGCCGTCCCACTTGTACGTGATGCCAGCGGCGTTCGTGTAGGTTTCCCCAACTGCGGTAGGAACAGGAAAATCCATGCTCATGTTAATTCTTCCTCTAAGTAGCCGGGGTTTCGGCGGGGGCCTCGGCGGGGGCCTCGGCGGGGGCCTCGGCGGGGGCCTCGGCGGGGGCCTCGGCGGGGGCCTCGGCGGGGGCCTCGGTCGTCGTGGTCGAACCGTCAGGCGTCGGAGCGGCCTGCGGCGGCACTGCCATAGGCGGCGTGTACGGCGCGGGGAACTTGGCGAACACCATGCCCATCTTCGCGGAGAAGGACGCAAGAGCGGTAAGATCGTCGTTCAGAGCCTCACGCTGGGCCGTCATGATGGCGATCTGGTTGTCGAGGTAATAGGCGTTGCCATTCACCTTGTTCGCGTGATCCATCACTGCTTCAAGAATGAACGTGGCTTCTTCCGCAGTGAAACCAGCGTTGCCGAGAGTGTCGGTAAAGAGCTTGTCGTTTTCCATTTCCATTTTCCTTAAAAGTTAGTTGTTACGGACCCCAGAGAGCCGCGCACGCCTCCTATGGTGAATAGAACGATGCAGCGCAGAAGAGGCCGCGATTGCGGTCAATGCTGTGGGCGGCAGCCGCATAGTCGTACCTAGATTGAGCAGACTGCGTGTAGCCCGACCCGTCGATGTCGTAGTGGCGGGTCAGGTTCGTAATTGATATTGGGCCAGATTGATCGGAGGAACCTGCTGACGCTATGATGCAGCTATTGGGAACAACATTGAACACAGTAGGCGATGGCCCAGAAATCGCTGTTTGCAAGACCTGAACATTGTCGCCAACAAGTCTGAAGATGCCTTGGACGCTACTGCCTGTGTGCGACGAGGTGACGGTAGAGTTGACTACTGTGCCTGTCGGAACGTATCCAGCGAATAACGAGGCACGATTGTATTCTTGGTCTGCCACGTCGTTGTTACCGTGAGTAGTGACCCGTGTCATAACCACGCCGTTGACGGTGCAGCCTGTGTGCGTCACAGTGGTAGTGGCCGTTCTTCGCGTCTGAACCGCCACGACGATGTAACGCTTCGGGTCTTCAGCACCGAGATTGACTGACGTATTAAGGCCCGACCAAACGCCCGTATATTCGAACACGCGAACGCCGGGGACGATGGGAGGCGTCGCCCGCTTGCCGTAAAACTCATACATGCCAAAGTTGCTGGTG